ATCGTGAACGTGGCGACCGTGTCGCCCACCTCAAGGCCCTCGGAGCTCGACCAGCTGCCGCCGCCGGCCAGCTCGGGCTGATACACGATCGCCGTCAGCGTGTATCCGGTCAGGTCGATCGGCTCGCCGTCAACGTCCAGGCCCAGGCCGATATTCAGCTCGTCTCCAGGGACGCAGACGATGTCGAGCGGCCCTGGAATTTGCTGGTAAATAGCGCCCATGCGTGCCTCCTTGCTGCCGTAGATGGTGGCCGAAACCGGAAACGAGTCAATCGCGAGCAGGACGCCTGGCGGAGCGTTTTTTCGGCTCCTTCCGGTCCTTCGTCCTTGCCGGCCTGTTCAGATAGATCATGCCGTCCTCGTCCGGGATGCCGCCCCCGACGATCTCGTCCTCGTCGATGTCACAGAGGAACTTCGGGGGCTTTGCTTTCGGCGTCGGCTTCTTTGCCATCTGCGGCCCTCCTGGCATTTCGGATCGCTCGACGCACCAGCATCCTCCCAGCGGCATCGACGAACGGCAGGCCACGCTTGGCGGCGTTCTCACGCATAGCCGCCACGATGTAGTCCATGCGCTCTGGCTGCTCGCATTGGTCAGGCCCCCATTTGTCCATCTCTGCGGCGACTCGGTTGCATGAGCAGTCTGGCGTGCTCGTGATGTAGAACGGCCAGCCAGCGAGCAGCCTTTTCAACTCGGTGCCTGGGCCATTGCCGAGGGGCTTGGGCGGCTCGCGGCCTGCCTTCGCCGCTCTCGGATACGCCTGGTGGTCAACGTCTATCGTCCACTGGTCGCCGTCCTGTGAGACGACGCACGGCATGGCATCGTCGAGCGTGTATCCACGCTCTGCGCAACGCTGCTCAAGGCTGGACCGGTGACAGGTAATCATGGAAGTGGGTTGCATATTGCCAACCCTGTTATTTCGTCAGTCGGGACGATGATACATGGCGTGTATACGCCTCCGATCGCTTCACACTCGGACCGCGTGTACCCACCACGGGCTTGAGGCCCGGTTTCTCCAGGCCTGATGGTTATCACGTCTGGGCCGCAACAGCGGCCAGTAGGGCATGGATCGCCGCACGGATTCTCACCGCACGTCGTACCGATGCCATTGAAAACCTTCCCCGCTCCCTGGCATTGGCACTGCGGCTTGATGCTGCACGTCGCGGTTCCGCCGTCCGTCTCGCAGCATGCGCCCTCGTTGCAGGCGTTGAGACAGTCTTCCTCCGTCGCATAGCCTCCGCCACCAGCCAAGCCAGAGCCCGTCAAGCCGTTGTATGTAGATGCCTGTCGGCACGGCATTTCGCACTGGTTGTAGCAATACCACCCACCGCAGCACGCGCAGCCCTCTCCAGCCTTGCCGTCCTTCACGACGATCGCGCCGTTCTTCGTGGCAATGTTGGTCATGTCGCGCAGTCCGTCGTATCAAGCCAAGACAGACCGCCGCTGGCGTCGTGCGCCAGGACTTGCTGCTTCGCAGAGTCATACGACGGCAGCGAGTGCCAATCCCACGCAGCCAGCACCCACTCGCCGGCCACGCTGGCGATCATGCAGGCCATTTCCCCGGTCGGCGAGATCGTGGCCAGGTAGTTCTTTGCCTCGTACGTCACCGCCGACAGGTCCGCGTGCGTCACCGTCTTCGTTTCGCCCTTCGCCCACGAGCCGGAGAACGTGCCGCGAATAATCTCCGTGCCGGAATCAGCCGTGCGGATCGCAGGGGCTCGCGTGTCACGCTGGCCGCGTTCCGACTGTGCGACTACTCTGGCGATCCTGCGCAGGTCGCCGCGCCCGATCGTCAGTCGCTCGCGGTTCTTCACGAGGGCTCCCCAAAGAGCGTGAAGTCGGACTCCTCGTAGACCTTCGCCCCGTCGCCATTGTTGATCACGACCGGAGGCTCGCCGGCCGTCATGGCCACGCCGTCGGACAGGGCGACTGGCTGCTTCACCGGCCGGCCGTCGACACCCGTCACGGCGAGACGCTTCGTGCCCTCGCTGCTTGGGTTGCCGTCCTCGTCGCAGAGCTCGTTGAACCCGACGTCCCAGGGCTTGAGCTCCCACCCATCCTTGCGATAGCGGAACTCCCAGGACGTCTCCCAGTACGAGACCTTCTCCTCCGTGGCAGTCGCCGGCGTATAGAATCCGTCGTCCTGGAGCGTGCCGCCGCCAGTGACGTCGGTCTTCGTGATCTGCTTCTTCTGGGCTCCGCGGAAATTGCACTTCCACGTTCCAGCCGGCTTGCCGAGCCAGGTGGCATTGTTCACGGTGTTCGACTTTTGCGACCGTATGCCGTCCCAGCTCATGTCGTCATAGGACCGCGTCAGCACCCAGGAGATATTGTCGTTCTCACGCTCAAGGCCCTCGAGCGGGTCGCCGGCACTGTTGGTGATCGACTCGTCGTCGATGTCCTTGTAGACCGGCCCGACGCTCGTCCCGCCGCTGGCCTGCCAGCTGTCCTCGGGGATGCCGTTTTCGTCTGTCTGCTTCTCGGGAGCAGGGATCGAGTATTGCCACGTCACCGTCCACCAGAGCCCAGCATCGTCGGCCAGCGCTGTGTCGAACTGGTACGCGACGTGGTCGGTCTGGTCCGGGTACGGCGTCCCGTAGGTGATGCCGGGGGCTCCTGTGATCGCCACGCGAGACGTGGCCGGATGGTCGACTCGCACAAGAAAAGATCGCACGAAGACGTGCGGGTTCCCGAGCGACCCGCTCGCCCCCGACCCCTTCGCGGTCTCACGCCATCCCAGCACAGCCATTTAGAACGCGGGGATCACCGCCTCCGTGAAGTCTCCGCCGCCATCGGCCGCCATCTGCTCGACTGACGCTGCGATGCTCTCAAGGGCCGCGAGCTGCTCCTCCTGGATCGTGCCAGTGTCCCCGCGCATGATCCGGAACATCTCTGCGATCCCCTCACGAGACGTCGAGTCCGTGGCCTTGAGGGCCGCAGTTGACTGCGCCGGGCCGGTAGCGGACTGGACGGAGAGCGGCGTCCTCGTGGCCACGTCGCGAGCGTTCGCGGCTTCGCGGGCCGCCTGTCGGGCCTGCTCGATCATTGTCGCCATCGGCCCAGGAGCACCGGCTCCGCCGGCCTGGTCGGTCGCACCAAACGCGGACGCGAAAGAGTCGGCCATCGAGGAGCCGGCGGCCTCCATGTCTGCCCCCAGGCTGACGACCATCGCGTCGAGTCCGGCGACGGACTGGTCGAGCGTGCCCGAGCTCATGTAGACCATCGCCGCGGCCTTTTGGACGGCCGACAGGATGGCCGCGATCGGAGTCACAATCCCGAGCATCGTGGAGGCCAGGGCTGCTTTGATAGCACTGCCGACGCCCAACAGGAGAGCGCCGACGCTTTTGGCAACGTCCCAGGTCCCGGCCCACTGCGTTGCGACCGCGGACGCGTACTCCCAGACCCCGCCACTCCTGGCGATGAAGTCGTCGACCACCCCGGCGAAGAACGACGCGGCCGAAATGATCGCGTCCCCAACGGCCTGGCCGATGTTGGCCCCGCCGACGCTTCCAATGAAATCCGAGAACGTCGTCGTGACTGCCTCGATCGCTGGGGCCAGGTAGGCGACGACCTGGCTGACGACGCCGGCGATCGCCTGCTGGGCTCGCGTGAACGCGTCGTTCATGGCCTCAACGTTCCGGCCCTGGACGTTTGTCATGGCCAGCCCGAATCGCTGGGCCTCGGCCGTGGCCTGGGCGATCCCATCGGCCCCGCCGGAGAAGAGCGGGAGCAGGGCCGCCCCGGAACGGCCGAAGATCCGGACGGCCGCCGCGGCCCTCTCGGCCTCGGTCGGCAGGGACGCTATCGCCGTGGCGATCGCCTGGAACCGCTCGGCGCTCGACAGGCCGTTGAGCTGCTCGACAGACAGGCCGATCGACGCGAACGCGTCACGAGCCATCTTCGAGCCGTTGGCGGCCTTGACGAACGCGAGGTCTGCCTTCGTGGCCGCATTGGCGATTGTGTCCATCCCGACGCCGGCGAGCTCGCCGGCCAGCGATAGTCCCGCCAGCTCGCCGTAGGTCATGCCCAGTCTGGCCGCCATCTTGCTCGTCGAGTCGATCACCTCGGCCTGGGCCTGGGCCATCGAGATCATGGAGCCGACGGCCCTGGACGCGGCAGCGGCCATCGAGCCGAACAGTTGCGCCCCCTGGATCGCCGTCAGCGTTGACAGCCCGCTCCGCAGGCTCGTCACGCTTCGCTGCATCCGGTCCATCGAGGCCGTGGCACGGTTGACGCCGGACGTAAGTCCGGACGTGCTGGCCGTGAATACTGCCGCGACCCTACCGATCACCGATGCCATCGTTCGTTTTCCTAGCCCAGGGGATCTTCGCGAGCTCCGACTCGATCTCGTGGTCCGTCTGTGGTCGCCGCTTGTATGTCGGGAGGAACTTGTCCTCTGCCTCCTCGTCGACCTTGGCCCCGCTCGCCGCCGCCATCCACGCCGCCAGCCTGGCCGTCCGCTGCCACTCGCACCCGAACGGCTCGTTGAGCCAGTAGGCCTTCCAGAGCCGTACCTGCCGGATCGTCAGCGTGTCCGCCAACCGATCGACGTCGAGCGTCCCTGCCACCAGCGCCAGCCGACATAGGAACAACGCGTCGGGGGCGCTCCTTATTTTTTTGCGTCCTCCCCGACGAGCTGGTCGTCGTCACGCAGCACGGTCTCGAAACACGTCTTAAAAAGCCATATGACGTCCGCCGGCCGGCCGGCGAGCACGACCTCGGCCTCCTCGTCCGTCAGACGACGCTTGCCATCCGGGCCTGCGATACACGTCGCGAGCGTCCTGGCGATCAGGTCCGCAGGCGGGTCGCGGCCCTCGAGCTGCCGATGGGACTCGACGAGCGAGTACCACTCCGCAAACGTCGGATACCGCAGCCGGACGGACTTTTTTGACTGCGGCATCGTCACCTCGATCGGTGCCGACGCGGTGCCGCCGAAGATGTCCTCTGCCGTGAGCATTTAGAAACCTGTCATGGAGAAAGTGGCGAACGATCCGATCTTCTCGCCGACGCGAGCCTCGGCCTCGAATGTTCGCAGATACGCGTCCCCACTCAATGTTCCGCCCGACGTGCGGACGGTGAGCAGCTGCGTCCGCCCTATATCGTCACGGACGAACGGGGATGGGCCGATCAGCTCGAGCTGCACCTCGGCCGGCAGGATGTCGATCGGGTCCTGCTGCCGCAGGACTCGCGTATTCACGCCGACGCCAACGACAGGAGAGGTATGGTTGGTGCAGTCGAACGACGTGCCGACGCCCTGGGACGCTCGGACACGACGCAGGCGGCCAATCAGCCGGCCGCCCCAGTAGACGCTCGCGCCTTGAGAATCGGCGATTGCCATGCCGTCCCCCTGTTAGCCGGGGATGACGAACGTGGCAGTCCCCTTGATCTTCTCGCCGACGGCCGCCTCGAGCTCGAACTCCGGGCAGCGGGCCTGGGTGTTCAGCCCGAACTTCGCGCAGACGAGCGTCAGCTCGTCCTCCGTGTTCGGTGCTTCGTCGCCCAGGTACGAGAGGCTGATCTCGGTCTTCCGGCCCTCGGATCCGTAGTCGTACAGCGGCGGGTCTTCGTAGATTTTGTCGGCCCCGCTCGCCAGGTCGAGCGTCGAGACGTCGACCCGCTGGTCGTAGCCCTTGCCCGTCACCTTCACCTTGATGTTCGTGGCGGAGAACTCGACCCCGCCGAACGAAAACGTAGTTCCCTGGCTGTCGACGAATGGCATAGTTCACTCTTCCCAGCGGATTGTGTACGTCTGCTCGACCAGAAAAGTCGCCGTGTCACGGCCGTCGAAAAAAACGGGGTCTCCGTCCCTCTCGTCAGTCATCGCGACTTTTTGGATTGTCAGACCACCCTCGTCCCCATTGAAGTTGTCGAGCGCCTCGCGAGCCGCGGACGCCAGGGACTTCACGGACGTGTAGCTCGACGCATAGAGCGTCACTGTGAACGTCCCGGTCGGGCATCCGTGGAGGCCCGACAGGAGCTCCGTTCTGTCGGTGGCCGTCCGCTGATAGACGGCATAGGGCAGCTCGGCCCCCTCCGGGGCGTAGAGCGGATAGCAGTCGAGCTCCGCCGACTCCTCGATCGCGGCGACGATGTATTCCTCTGGGCTGGCCATCACTTCCTCCGGTAGGCCTGGGCCACGCCTGGAGCCTTGTCCCTGGCTGCGGCATCCAGGGCCTTCGTCATTTCGACGACCAGGGCCGCGGCCGCAGCAGGACCGATCGCGCTCATGGACTTTTCGACCATCCGCCTGGGCTCGACGCCCGACTTAGTGCCGAACTCCATCCAGATCGCTTTTCTGCTTTCGGATCCTGCCTTGTAGCCAAGAACACCGACGACGACTCCGTCCTTGTTCCTTCCGATGTATTTCGCCTTTGTGGTGACGGCCCGGCGAAGAGCTCCGCCCTTGACCTTTCCGGTCTCGGTGATTCGCGTTTTCTGTTTTGGCGTGTTTTTCTTGAGGATCGGAACGCCGGGTTTCAATGCTCGTTTCATCGCCGCCTTCAGGTGCTTCTTGGCGATGTGCCGAGGAAGGTCGTCGTAGGCCTTCATCAGCTCTCCGACCTGACCGCTCATTCCTTCCCAGTTGAGACTGATCACGTCGCCCGCTCCTCGCAGTCGAGCTCGTGCTCCTCGCGGTCGCCGCGCTCGATCACGCTTGAGATGTAGAGCAGCCGCGAGCCCCAGCGGAGCCGCATCTTTCCGGTGAGCCCTGGCACATACCGCATCCGGACGGCATGGGATATCGTGCCGCCCGTCTGGTTGTTGTCCTGTCGCTCGGAATAGCTGACGGCTCGCAGTTCGGCCCACCGCTCGGTGAGCGTGGCCCAGGTCTGCGAGGACTCGCCGAGAGCGTTCCGCGTCTCGGACGCCTCCTCGATCACGACCTTCTCGCGGAGGATCCCGGCAGGCAGGGGCATCACCACACTCCTGTGACGGACTCACTCGCCAGGAGCGTTTCGAACGCCAGGGGGACTTCTCGCGGTGCCTCGCTGGACGAGGCCTCGCGGTTGTTGAACAGGTGGCCGACGTAGAGCAGGAGCGCCGACCGCAGCTGCGGGGC